ATGCTACTGCCTACGCAACAGCAGCCCAGGGAGCAACAGCAGACACTGCATTGCAGAGCGTATCAGCAGGAGATTTAACAGACGGCAACTTCGATGGGACTTCGATTTCAGGATTCGATGCTACTATTAACGACCAAACAGGAACAGCATACACACTGCTTGCTAGTGACAATGGAAAGGTCGTAGTGTTGGACAACGGATCAGCAGTTACAGTTACAGTACCAAGCGGATTAGGCGTTGGGTTCAATTGTTCGTTCGTACAAAAGGGAGCAGGACAAGTTACCTTCAGTGCTTCTTCGACTACTATCTACAACAGACAATCGCACACCAAGATCAATGGTCAATATGGAGTAGCTAGTATAGTCGCTTACGCTGGTGATGTATTTGTTTTAGCCGGGGACACGGCTTCCTAAGATGACCTTTGTTCTTCCAAGTATTGGTAGCGGAATAATCGCTAGTCCTACTGCTCCTGCGGGTCTGCCCTCCATAACGAATACTTACTCTGTAGACTTTGATGGTACTGACGATTATATTGATTGTGGTAATGTTTCAGATTTAAATTCAGGCAGTGCATATAGTGGGTCGCTTTGGATCAATTACAATTCCGTTAATGAAATACCATTTAATGCCGGGACTTCATCGAATCGCTGGTATTTACATATAGTAAACAGCACTACAATTACATACCACATGGGGCCGTCAACAGGTACTCCTTATCCGGGGCCAGGGTATCCTACTTGGACTGTCTCAACTTTATCAGCATCAACTTGGTATCACATAGCCTTTGTTCACGATGGTACAGATGTAACACTGTATTTAAACGGAAGTTCTCAAGGTACTAAAACAGGTGCGAATACCGCGAATAATACTTTCAAAGGAAACAATCTTGTTATTGGAAGATATAACTCATTACCGGGTACTTATAATTGGAATGGTTTAATAGACGAAGTATCCTTGTTTGATTCAGCCCTTTCCGCTTCTGACATATCAGCGATGTACAACAGCGGGACACCCAACGACATATCCTCGCTAAATCCTGTCGGTTGGTGGCGTATGGGAGATAATGATGGAGGTACGGGAACTACTATTACGGATCAGGGTAGTGGGGGGAATGATGGAACACTTACTAACGGGCCTACTTTTTCAACTAATGCACCACCCCCACTTGTATTACCCTCCATAACGAATACCTACTCCGTAGACTTTGACGGTACGAATGACTATATGGACTTTGGTACTAACACTACTATCAATAGCTCAAGTGCGTTTTCAGTGTCTGCTTGGTTTGATGTAGATAATATATCAACTACTTTTCCTACCATATGTTTATTAAAAACTAACCTTACTAAAGGCTTTGTCATTTCTTTATCAAACACCACAGGAGGTAATGCAATTTATAACGGTGTATGGTTTGGTTCTGCAACTAATGAGTTTAGAGGATACGCTACGAATAACTCTACTTTATCTGCATCACTTGTTTCAGGTTTTCATCATTTAATACTAACCTACGACGGTGTTGACCCTCTGTCTTCAAGTAGCTTCACTATCTATGTTGATGGAGTTAATTATGCCATCAGATCAACATCAGTAGGTCTTGGTAGTTATGCAAATGCAAATCATGTCGCTAAAGGAGCGTATCAATTTGACGGTTTGATAGATGAGTTTGCGATTTTTAATACTGAACTTACTCAGCGAGAAGTTACAGGCATCTATAACAGTGGAACACCTAACGATATATCGTCCCTCAATCCCGTAGGTTGGTGGCGTATGGGAGATAATGATGGAGGTACAGGGACTACTATTACTGACCAAGGAAGCGGAAGTAATGACGGAACACTCACTAACGGGCCAACCTTTTCAACAACAGTACCATAATAAACTATGAGAAACTATGTAATTATTGACGCATCGGAAGTATCTTCCGTAGATTTTAATCAAGTCCTAGAGACGAGTGCTGACACGCTTAGATACAACCTAGATGGTACACAGACTTTTGTTAAGTTTGAGGGCGACACGCCTAGCTTCTTGGAAGGTAAGACTGCCTATGATCGCTCAGAGATGTTGACATTACTCGCGAACGAAGAGTGGTCTGCTGACGATCCTATATGATTAACAATGTACCATATGATTTATGAGTGATTTAAGAAATCAAACGCCATCGACCACTTACAAAGGTTTACTGCAAGTCAATGACTATAGTAATGGAGTAGATGCTACTTCTAAGTTTGTGCAAGATGGTGAAGGTACTAATTCCGCACTTTCAATTTCGACCACAAAAGTGGGAGTGGGAACTTCCTCACCATCAGCACCCCTAGATGTCACATCGACATCAGGTGGTGTAGTATTCCCCAGGTTAACCACAACCCAACGGGATGCAATTAGTAACCCGACCAATGGAGAAACTATTTATAATACTACCACTACTCAAGTCGAATCCTATAATGGATCTGATTGGGTCGCAGGTGGTACTACAGTTGTAGCGAACAACGCGGTTACATCTAATTCAATCGCTAATGATGCGATAATAACTGATAAAATTAATAATGCTGCAGTAACTACAGCAAAGATTGCAAACGATGCAGTAACTACAGCAAAGATAGCAGACGATGCTGTTACTCCTGCGAAATTAGATGATACACAAGTCTACGAAGCTTTAGGTTTCAGGACAAACGGTGAGAGTTTTATAGCACAAGGCACAGCTGCTGGTGGGATTGGTATACGGTTTGACAAAACAAACAATCCTTCTCCTACAGGTCAGATTGATTTATTTGTGGATGTAAACGGTGCTTTACAAATTACTGCCCCACAAAATGCGGTCGCGGACAGGCCATTAGCAACTTTATCTAATGGGAGTGATCTTTCTGTTTACGGGACTGTTACAGGTACTAATATTGTTGAGTCAAGTGGTAGTTTAAATCAAGTAGTTCGTAGCTCTTCCTCTGCTAATCTAGGTTATGTTATAATGTATTCAGGGGGTGAAGCTCTTAATCAAAAAAGAGTCAACCTTGTACCTGATGGTGGTAAGTTTGTACTATCATGGGTCAACGATGATACAACCGCAGGTCTTGCAGTACAACTTGACCAAGCAACAGGAGCGTGGGAAGCAAATTCAGATAATGCACAGAATTTAGGTAGCTCAAGTAATAGATGGGATAATGTATACGCTACAAATGGTACTATTCAAGTTTCAGATAGAAACGAAAAGGAAGAGATTGAAGACTTATCTGAAGCTGAACTAAGAGTTGCAACAGCTATTAAAGGTTTAATTAAAAAGTTTAAATTTAAAGGAAGAGTAAGAAAACACATAGGTGTTATAGCTCAAGATGTGGAAGCAGCTTTTACTGCTGAAGGTTTAAATGCAAGTGAGTATGGTTTGTTTTGTTCTGATACTTTCGAAGATGAAGATGGCAACAGTGTTACCCGTTTAGGTATCAGGTACGAGGAGCTACTAGCTTTTATAATCTCAGTAATGTAATGATCTATCTCCTTTTAGCACTGTGCATTTTGTCCGCCGGATGTTCCTTTCGTTCAACCTATCCGACATTAGGAGCAATTGCCGGAGGAGGTGCAGGATCTCTTGCGGGACCAGGAGGTGCGGCACTCGGTGCGGGCATAGGTGCTGTAAGCGGAGAAGCATTAAAAAATGCAGATGCACTCGTAGAAGCCGAGGAAACGATTGAGGCATTAACACATGGAGATGTGAGTGCCCTGGTAGCTCAGGGAATGGCCGAGCATAAGAGTGGATTTGCTGAATTTACCTCCTATATAAAACGCATCCTTATCGGAGCGGCAGTAGTGCTTGGATGTTACCTAGCAATTCCAATTTTTGTGGCGAAAAGATGTGCCAAAACAGAAGTCACTCGATCCACCACTCGACCTCCCTTTCCGAGACCTTCCGATCAAAAATGAAAAACTTAATTCTACTTAAAAAGAAATTTGAAACACTCCCAAAGCGTGGAAAAATGATTACGATCTTCGTAGGCTTAGTTCTAGGCATCATCGTCCTCGACCTATTGTTCTAATGATTGATCGAGTGTCAGTCGCAGGATTGAGTGGTACATTAGCCACCTTTGGACTTTCGTCCTTAGACTCATTATTTGGATGTATCGCAGGTGTGATCACCATTGTTTACATGAGCATTAAAGTTTGGCAGGAGGTTAAGAAGAAGTGAGTCGTTACCGCTCATATGGCAAGCTAGACGATCCATTCGTGACTGAGGGGGATACCTTCTTTCTGCGGATGAATGCCCGTCTGCGACCCAATCAATTGAAGCCTGGTGAGGTAGCATTGTCCAAGAATGGTCGCATGAATGATGACGGGACTTGGCAACCTCGCAAGGGACTTAACACTTTATTCGGATCAATCACAACAGGCGAGGATGCGATTCGATTGCCTTACATTATTTTATCAGCATCTAGGTCTGATGATGTAGTCACAGTTGTACTAGATGATAAGCCTAGCTTACTTTTTGTCATAGGAAATAATTTAACAATCGCAGGATTATCTTTCACGGGTGATGATCCTAATGGCACATTTGCATTAACGGATGTAAACTTTAACACTCACACAATCACATACAATAGTGTAGGTGCGAATGAAGTGTTTGAAACTCTACCTTCCAATGAGTTTTGGAATACCATAACCACAACCTATTTAAATCTTACTGACACTTGGTTTTCTTACGCTCAGGGAGGCACAACATCGGTTGCTCAAATGGGCGACTCAATACCTACGACAATAAACTACATTGTAGAAGATGCAGTAAGGGCAAGCAATGTTGTTACGCTCACGCTAGAGGAAACACCTTCATCCTTATTTGCTGTTGGCAAAACTGTTCATGTGGATGACATTGATGCATCAATTAATGGTAGTCACACGATAACAGCAGTTAACGCATCTGCAAAAACAGTATCTTTTGCAGATACAGGTGCAGATACCACATTTCCAACTAATCCCAATACCGTGGGTAATACATCAGTTGCATCAACAATGCAGAACTTTACTCTGAATGACGATGCGGTTAACGGAGTTTTTGGATCAGCAGTTTATTCTGATGCAACATCTGAAAATGATGACTTTATATTCTCAGCAACGAATAACCTCTGTTTGATTGTAAGATTAAAAGATAAAAAACTTTATAAATGTAGGTATGAGGCAGGAGGTGAGACAGTCAGTGGAGTTGTGGGCATGTCTCAAGGGTTTGATAAAATGTTTATTTTTAGAACTCGCAGAACCACACTTTCAGCAAGTCCAAAATTAAATCGCTTCCCAATTACATCAGCATCTCAGTCAGGTCAGACAATTAGTCTTATAACCCTAACAAATCATGGACGAAATGTTGGTGATTTTGTAACTTTAACACGATTGGGAAATTGGGAGTTTGACCCGAATGACTGTTATCAAGTGACAAGTGTACCTTCATTAAACGAATTGACAGTCACAATGGAAAACTCACAGACAAAGGTATTTAATGTGAGTGGGGCACAGGTTGAATTCTTTGAAGATTTTACAAGGGTATCAAATGGAGCATATACAGCACCTGTATACCTCACAGATACAAATACAGCATCATCTAATGGTGTAGTGACAATGGATGTATCATCGCATGGTTTATCTATAGGGGATGTGGTAGTAATCCAAAACGGGGCATCTCCGTTTGATACTTATGAAGGGCAAGAAGTAAGAGTTACTAGTGTACCAACTACCAATCAGTTTACTTTTAACCTTGATGTTGACGATGCTACGAGCAAATCCGTAACAGTCACCCGTCCACTTGCAATCGGTAAAGGATTCATACACCAACCTGCGGCTCCTTTTGGTGAATTTCACCAGCGTAGACTTTGGGTTCCGTATCAATACACATCTGACACTTCACCAACAGATCGGGGAATCAGAGATGAAGTGGTTGCTTCAGATATCTTTGACTCTGATACTATTGATGTTATTGGAAATCAGTTCCGTGTATCTTCAGGTAAAAGTGATTTTATAGTTGGCATACGAGGATTCACGCAAGATTCAGTAGTAGTATTTAATCGTAAATCTATTCACCTAATGACAGGTGTCAGCGGATCTCTTGCCGATGTGAAAACTACTCAGGTCACAGATGAGGTGGGGGCAACTGCTCGTAAATCAATCGTCCAGGTTGCGAATCAAATAATGTTTCTTTCTGATCAAGGGATATACGGAATAGAATTTATTGATCAGTATAACTTGCGAGGAACAGGAACACCTTTATCAGAAACCATTCAACCTTTTATTGATAGAATAAATCAAGATTTTGCTTACCTGTCATGTGGAGTTTATTTTAACAACCGCTATTGGTTGGCAGTGCCGCTAGACTCTCAAGTGGGAGCAGGGGATGCTAATCAGCTGAATACTATTTTAATATACAATTTTATCAATCAGGGATTTGAGAGTATTGATACTGTAAACTCTTCAGACTTTGCAATACGCGATTTATTAGTAGCTCGCGAAGGGACTCAAAATGCACTTTATTTAACCACTATTGAGGGAGGAGTCCATAAAGTAGACGCACTAGAAGGGAAAGATAAGGTTTCGCAAAGAGCCGGAGAACCACTTGATAATGACCTTGGTATTGATGTAATCAGTCAATTAACAACTAGGCAATATGATGCCGATTCAATGGATCGTAAAAATTTCAGTCGGGCAGAATTTCAGATTAAATCAACCGATACAAATCCATCGGATGGGGATATTAGATTTATAACAGAAGACCCCGATTCAACATCAGAACCTGTAAAGCTAAAAACACTTCTAGGTAATGAGCTTAACAAAGCAGAGGAGGCATCAGTTAGGCTTCGTGTTAGAAAGCGTGGATTTGGTGTACAGGCAGACTTTCAACCTTCCAATGGTAGACCTTATGTTCGGGCTACAAAAGTGGACGCAAGAATCGCAGATCGCTCAACAACTTCAGTTCAATAGGAAATAAAAAAATGGCTATACTAAAAACAGGACAAGACTTTGCATCGGGTGACCAAGTCACTTCACAAAAACTCATGGATATTGTGGATCTTGCAACATTTGATGATCCATCTGATAATACAACTATACAGGTAGATACTAATACTAAAAAATTAAAAGTACCTGATAACGGAATTACTTCCAATGAATTGTTAAAGGATGCAA